AAACCTGGCGGACCAAGGAAGTGAGTGTAAAAAATGAGTTATGAAGGTAAAATGGCTCGCAGCAGCCTTAGAAAAACTGTAGCTTATTCTACAGAATTGCTTAATATAATTAAACCTACAGATGAGCTTGAGCCTTGGGTTCAAAATAAAATTAATGATATGGACCACTATATCGAATCTGTTTATGGGTATTATAAGTTTGGAGAAGGTCTAGAAGAAGCTGACGACGAGTCTATGAATGGCATGTCTGAAGACATGGAAGAAATGTCGGAAGATGAAAAGGAAGACGACGACGAGGAAGAATCAGCTAATGGTCAAGTTACTGTAGGAGATTATACTACTAAACACTTTGATATTTGTCCTAGTGCTATTGAGTTATATTCTAATATTCAAGGTAAGACCGATATGATTCATCTAGTTGTGGAAACTATGATGCTCCACGATTTATTCTTTAGACTCGAAAAGCAAGCAATGGCTATGGGTTCAATTGATGAAGAAGAACTTTCCAAAGCTCAGCACTACGCAGACATGATTATGGAAAACGCTAGAAAAATGAATTTAGAAGCTGAGCACGCTTATATTAACGATGTTCATATGGCTAAATTTAAAGAACTAGCTGGGCAAGCAGAAGAAAATAATGGTCAGGAACTTCAAGGAGATTTGTTTAGAATCGTCCTTACTCCCGAAAGTTAATTTTTACTTGACACTTTCCACATAATTTAGTATAGTAATCTGTAACTTAACTGTAGGATTACTATGACCAACTACTTTAACACAACTCAAAGCGATTGGCGTATTTCTCAATGTTGTCAATGGATTGACACAGCAAAAGCAAAACGCTATAATTTTGGTACCACTACTAAAACCTATGCACTAAAAGAAGGCGGCAAGCAAAAAGTGCAATCTAAAGCACTTGAAAATTGCCGTAAACTTCTTGATGCACTTTCCACATATTTCAATGACCAGCCTCGCAATTTACGCAGTTTCCGTATTTCTTCTGAGCTCTTTCCTTGTTATACACTAGACTTTACAAAGTCTTGGTATGATGAGATTATGCCTCAGATTTCAACTATCTTAGCGCAAGCAGGTGAGGTAGCTAAAAAACATGAGATACGTCTTAGCGTACATCCAGGTCAATACACTGTTCTAGGTTCAAACAATCCTGACGTAGTGCAAAACTCTATTCGAGACTTAGAGTATCATGCGCTCTACGGACAGCTAATGAATCTGCCAGCGTGTGATTTTACCATGAACATCCATCTACAAGGTCTTTACAACGGAAAACATATTGATGGGATTAATCGCTTTGCAACTAATTTTCAGTACCTTTCTGACTACTCTCAGCAGTGCTTGGCTGTTGAGAATGAAGACAAACCGAATGGCTACGGTATCGAACACGTACTAGAACTTTGTGCTCGTATCCCCACTCGTGCTACACTAGATACACATCACTATGCTTGCCATCATATGACAGAAACCGAAAAAGTTAAAAACTCTCAAGGTAAAGTTGTCAATCGTAAAAATCGAGATGTTGAGCATATTACGGTAAATCACGCTTGGTTTATCGAAGCAGTAAAAACTTGGAAAACTACTCGACCCCTCTTTCATACCAGTCATCCATTCCATCTAGATAATGAAGAATATTGGATGAAACCTAATGCACATGCAGAAACTTTATGGGATGAAGAGCTACTCTCACTAACTGTTCCTATGCTTCAATACGCAGATTTTGACATTGAAGCAAAAAATAAAGAACAAGCTGTTCAACTTTTTTATGCGTATATTAAAGAAGAAGAACAGTATGCAGGAGAGTCTTTACAGGTTTTAACTGTCTAAGGAGATATATAATGACTAATTTTGTTTCAGTTATTGATACTAATACTAAAAATGTTTATAAGTGGATTAGACTGTCGAAAGACGGTACTAAAACCGTCAAAACTTTATCGTCCGCTCAGTGGAAACCAGAGGCCTCTTGGAGTCAAGCAGAGGTTCAGGCGCTATTTGAAGACGCCCCTAAGGTAATTGACCTTACTAGTGCTCCTACTATTGAAATCGTTCCAACACCGGAAATTATTGATACAATGCCCGGAGGCTCAGATATTGAGCCAGAAGCAGTAGTAATTGCAGAGATTGTAGTTTCTGAAGCCTCAACTGAGTTACAAGACGACGAGATTAATATTCCCACTTTTCTAGGGGTAAATAACGGATAATACTATGTACCGTTTTATCTTTGATGTTGACGGGACACTAACTCCTAGCCGACAAAAAATAGATTCTAACTTTGCAGAATTTTTCTTAGATTTTTGTACTAGCTATCCAGTATATCTAATAACCGGTTCAGATAGGCCTAAAACAATAGAACAGTTAGGCTTAGATATTGTACATGCTGCTCGTCGAGTGTATAATTGTTCCGGAAACGATGTCTGGGAACAAGACAACAATATTCGCACTAACGACTGGAAAATTCCAATTGTTGCAAAAGAGTGGTTAGCTAGACAGCTAGATTTAAGTCCTTTTACAATACGAGCAGGTAAGCATTTAGAAGAACGACCTGGTTGTGTTAATTTTTCTGTTGTCGGCAGACATGCCTCACTCTCTCAGCGTCAAGCCTACATAGAATATGACTCTGAGCATCATGAGCGTGAAAAAATTGCTACATATTTTAATCACAAATTCTCTGCCCTCTCTGCTAGAGTAGGTGGAGATACTGGTATTGATATTTTCCCTAAGGGTTGTGACAAGAGCCAAATTATCTCTGAGTTCTATCCCAATGACAGACTCATGTTTTTTGGTGATAAGATGGACCCTGGCGGTAACGACTATCCTCTAAAAGCTATTATTGAATCAGAATCTAGAGGAGAGTGTTTTGCGGTAAAAAATTGGGAAAATACTTTTAAAATTCTCTCTGCTATGAAAGCTACTATATGATACTAATTGTTGGTTTTGGCTTTGTTGGTAAAGCCTATTATGAAGCATTTAAAACTACTCAAGACTTAGCTATTGTTGACCCTAAGTATACCTATAAACGTATATCAGATTTTCCTAGAGCTAAAGGAATTATAGTCTGTGTGCCAACGCCTCAGTCAGAGGATGGCAGCTGTGATATGAGTTTCGTAACTTCAGTGTTACAGGAATGTCCGAAACACCTTCCAATTATGGTTAAAAGCACTATTAGTCTTGAGGGTTGGAAAACTATTTCTACTACCTTCCCAGCGCACAAGATTAGTTTTAGTCCTGAGTTTTTACGTGCAAACACGGCTACGGAAGATGTGTTGGCGACTAAGGCGGCCATCGTTGCTGGTGGAGATTTAGATTTTTGGGCTCAGGTGTATACAAAAGCTTTTCCTAATATTTCGCTGCACTACATGAGCCCTGAACAAGCTATTACAGTTAAGTATTTTAGAAATTCCTTTTTAGCGACTAAAGTAGCATTTTTTAATCAAATCTATGACTTTTGTGAAAAGCTTGGTATTGATTATAGCTTAGTTCGAGAAGGTATCGCACTTGATACTCGTATTGGTCCAAGCCACACTCTAGTATTTGAGACTGATAGAGGATTCGGTGGATACTGTTTTCCGAAAGATACCTCAGCACTACTTCACACTTCTTCTGAACTACTTGATCTAGATTTATCTATTCTTCGTGCGGCTGTCAATTATAATAACACTTTAAGAGATGACTAATCACATTTTTGTACTTAGCTACTGTGGAGCCCAGGACTTCTTTAACACGCTAAATGTTAAAGATTTTCCTGGCTCCACTTTTTATTTTATAGATAATGGAGCACAAACATATGATACAACTTTTACAGGTTTTACCTATACTACTAGCACTAATCTTGGCTGCGCTGGCGGCTGGAATCTTATTTGTCGTATAGCCTTTGACTATCTAAATCTAGAAAAGATTATTATTACTCAAGACGATGCTACTTTTACTGAAACACAGATTGAAGATGCACTGGCAGAAACGCACGATAGCTGTTTAACAGGAGTGTATCAGCCACATTTTGAGTTTAGTTGTTTTGCTATCCATAAAAACACTTGGAAGCGTGTTGGAGCTTTTGACGAAAACTTTATCTATGTTTATAGCGAAGATGCTGACTATAAACAACGTTGTATGCTGCAAGGAGTTACTGTTAACTCTCTAATGATTCCTTCTAAAGGTGCTAATAAGAGCTTAACAGTTAAGCAGAATCCGTCTATGAATAGAATACAGTATAATAGACAGTATCTTCAGTTTAAATGGGGTTCGAGTATTCATCCTAGTGCCGCAGCAAGGCTAGACTGTCAGCCACCTTTTGAATACCGTACTCCGTTTAACGAGTTACTTCCTATAGACTATATTCCTAAGAGTCCAAGAATTGATACAGCATATCCAGCATTAAAAATAACTTCACGCTTCCCAAGTGAAGTAGAATATGATAAGTTTATAACTACAAGAGGCTAAAATGTATGAAACAATAATATATGAGTTGCCAAGAGATATACCGACTAACGAACTCATTGGCAGAAAGTTTTTTCGTGACCTTACAAAATGGATTCCAGAACTACGTCTAGACTCCGATACTGCGCACGAAGAACAGTATTGGGGAGAATACACTATGAGACTTCCCTACCCGCTTGACGTACTAGGGATGAGCGATTTAGATATTCAGATGGAAGCAAAATCTATTGGCGATAGGCACACACTGTATATTTGTTTTAGGCATCAAGACCCTAATAATACTACTCTTCCGCTAAGAAGCAGAACTATTCTTCAACACTTAATTTCTCAAGTAAAGGCACAAAATGGCACCGAAAAAAGAACCGAAACAGATTAATGCTATTAATCCAGAAGATGTCGCCAAGACTATTCATACTATTGTTAGTTTGATGGAATCGGTAGATGCTTCTCGAGAGCTTATTAGTGACAAACTCAAGTATCTAAAAGAGACTTATGGCTTGCCGGTTGCAGATGTGCGAGCCGCAGCTACAGCTCTTAAGAAGCAAAATATTGACGAACTTGATGAAAAGACAAAACGTATTCAAGAACTCGTGGACCTTTGCCTATGATTTATGTACTCTTTACTGGAGGTTTTGACCCGATTCATTCTGGACACCTCTCTGCGATGCGGCAAGCCTCTAGTCTCGGTAATTTAGTTGTGGCCCCGAATTCAGATGAGTGGTTAACCCGGAAAAAAGGTGCCGCTTTTCAACCCTTAAAAGAGCGCGCTGAAATACTACAACACTTTTCTTTTGTTCATCGGGTATTGACTCATTGGGATGACAGCGATGGTACTGCTTGTGGGGCGATTAGACAGTTTCATGACGAATATGACCAAAGAGGTACTCTACTCTTTGCCAATGGTGGAGACCGCACTCCTACTAATGTTAGTCCCGCAGAAATAGACCTCTGTATTCAACTCGGTGTTCTACCTATTTTTAATGTGGGCGGTGAAAAGACACAAAGTAGTTCCAATTTTATTAAAGACTGGATGCGCCGAGTGTAGCTTTCTACTAGACACAAGCTTAAACTAGTGTTATAGTTTATCTATAATCTTAGGAGTAAGCTATGTTAGATTACTGGTGTAAGTGTTCTGTGTGTGGAGAAGAGTTTAGTGAAGCTCGCGCTCGACTCGGGTATACTACCTGTCTCCAACACGGTGCATCACAAAAACAATTTACTGTCGCTCCTGCCTTTAATAAAGGAGCCTATCAACTTATCACTCGTCGAGAGGTAATAGACATTGGACGCTAACAAGAAAATACAGTTTGAGCGCCAAGTCTATCATTGGTTAGCTCTCTGCGAGGCTGAAATTAAAACTTGGAGTGACTGTAGTGATTTTGAACTACATCACTGTCGGTTAGATTGGTCTCCTAGAAGAAGTGCTCATCGAGGAGGTTGGTATAGCAGCGGACCTGGCATTAATTTAGCGATGTGGCTTCTTGTTCGTGATAGAGGAGAAGTCTATCGTATGTATGAATATGCCAGTTTTGACGACGATGCAGTTATTGGCGGATTCTATGCTAAGGATGCAAATTTAGCACTTGGAATGATTGTCTGCCACGAAGTGGCGCACGCGGTGCAGTTTTATAAGAAGAAAGTGTTAAATCAATCTATTGACGCTCCGCACGGCAAATCTTTTAAACTTCCCTATGCTCAGTTACGAAAAGCAGTTTTTAACCCCAAGCTACCGAATCAGGCAGAAATGAAAAAAAGCTATACTGAATACGTGTCTAGTGTGCTTCGATGAAAAGCTATGGACTGTTAGGAGTTGTGTTTATCGTACTTTTTATTTTAGAACACGTAGCTCCTATACTTCTAGTAACTGGGATGTTACTGGTAGTAATAGACGCTTATACAATGCATTCACACTATCGAGAAACTCGACAAATTTATAAACAACTCTTGCATAATTCTACTTTTATAAGCTATCTTATAGAAGAAGATAAAGAAGAGGACTTCTAATGGACTATAAATCTCTTAAGAGCATCATCCAACATCACGATAAACTCTACTATGATTTAGGCAAACCTGTTTTGTCGGACTCAGAGTATGATGGACTCTATGACCAGCTTGTAGAAATGGAGCGGCTGCAGGGTTGGAAAGACCCTGACAGCCCTACTGTACGTATTAACTCGGTAGGCGGTAAAATTAAGCATCCGCATCAACTATACTCGCTGAAAAAAGTTTATAGTGTAGAAGATATTGAATCTGAGTTTGCGATTGAAACTCCGAAGCTTGATGGAGTCAATCTTTCAGCTACCTATGAGGCTGGAGCGCTGAGAACCCTCTTAACTCGCGGAGATGGTGAGTTTGGAGAGAATGTAATTCATCTCTCTAAAACTATTAAAGGTATTCCTACTTCTGTCAAGTTTGATGTAACTTTTGTCGGTGAAGTAGTCACTGATAATGCTAATGTTGAAAACTTTCGTAACTATGTAGCAGGTGCTCTTGGACTCAAGAGTGCTAAAGAAGCTCAAGAACGTAATCTTAGGTTTATCGTTCACGATGTTCTAGGCGTAGAGCAAGACTATCTAGAGCGTATGAAGCTGGCTAAGAAGGCAGGTTTCAAAACAGTTCTAGATGATACCTACGACCAGTATCCTCAAGATGGTAAAGTATTTCGAGTCTCTAGCTATGCGCGAGAAGTAGAGCTCGGGCATACCTCTAAGCACCCGCGATTCGCAGTAGCCCTTAAACAAAAGGAACACTATAGTGCGGCAACACACTTAAAAGACATTATCTGGACTGTTGGTCGTAGTGGGGTAGTTACTCCTGTCGGACTTGTCGAGCCTGTAGTTCTGGATGGAGCTACAGTTTCTCGTGTTATTTTACATAACTTAGAGTTCGTACTTGAGAACGACCTTCGTCCTGGTGACTCTATTCTTATCGAGCGGCGTATCACACCTCAGTTTGTTCGAGTTTTAACTCATTCAAACTACGAGCCGTTCTCTATTGCAGACGCCGAACGCACTCTTGGAGTTACGCTGGAGCGTCGTGGACCTAAGATTTATGTAGACTCTCAGAATAATACTCGTCTTGTAGAGCACTATGTCAAAACACTAGGTATCAAAGGTCTTGGACCTGCCTCCATTGAAAAACTTGAAATATCTCATCCATCAGAACTGTACGGTAATGTGCCTTGGGAAGTTTTAGGTAAAAACGGAGAAAAGGTTAAAGAAGAGATTACTCGCCCAAAAGACTATCCGACCATCCTTGCCTCTCTCGGTATCCCGGGAGTAGGTAAATCTACTGCCCAACTCATCTGCAAACATATTCCCGCTTTTGAAAACCTATCAAAAATTGGAGAAATGCAAATTCACGGAATCGGACCTACAACAGTTGATAATATCTTAAGCTGGCTAGAGGTTAATAGTGATTGGGTAGAGCAGTTGCCTTATCAGTTAGAGGTGCAAGACTACACTTCTGAAGATAAGGTAGAGTTTCGAAAAGTGTGTATCAGTGGTAAACTTGACATGACTAAATCTGAGCTTGGGGCTCATCTTTCTAAATTTGGCTTTGAGCTTGTCAACTCTGTAACAAAAGACTGTTATGCTCTTATCTCTTCTGGAGAAGAGTCTACCAAAACGCAACAGGCACAGAAGTACGGTATTCCGGTGGTAAACTATTGGAATAATCGAGCTATCGTCCTCAAAGGAATGTTTTAATGAGTGTTGTTAACTTTCAAGAATTTGCCGCTAAACGTCAAGCTGTAGTAAAGGCTAATGTTACCCAAGAAATTCTTAGTGCATTTACACTAGACTATATGACTAACTTAGCCCTACACGACGTAGATTTAGAAGACCCAGCTATTGCATTTGATATTGCTACGATTCAGTTTCTTATGAGGGGTATGGCTCATCGCTCTCAAGGCGAGAGTCACCCCAGTCAGATTATTCTAGACAAGCTAAAAGGAGCTGTTGTAGGATAATCTAGAAGGAGCACTCTTATGTCTAATCTAGAAAAACTCTACTGTGATACCAAAACTCAGTCCCTAGAAAAAGGCATACTTAATTTTAAAGGAGATAAGCAACAATGGAAACAAGAAAAACGACGATTGCGACGCCGAGACAAAAAGAGACTCTCCGATGCTAGTAAAGATTACCTGTAACCCAAAAGATGTGCAAGCTACGCTAGAGTATTATGAAGCCCAAGATTTGCACCTTATAGAGCGACGAGTACTCAATCGAGAAGCTACCGAGTTAATATTTGAAACTTCTGGTAAAGAAAGAGCGTTTATAGGAGACAATGTGGAAACCTTTTTAGAATTTCAAGATGGGTCCGTCTCTCCTCTGCACATTCGAAAAGACAGAGATTGGGCAGAGTAACGTAGCAGTTTAAATAAAATTCTTCTTGCCATATCCTTTGCCGTCATGTATAGTATAAGTATGAATAGCAGAAGAGGATTCGATGAACAACGCGCAACAAAACTACACAGAACAACAAACCACAGAATTACTTAATCTATATGCACAGCTCGGCACAGACGGCTTAGACCAGATTGCCGAGCAACTTCAAAAGCCTGTACGTTCTATCAGGTCTAAACTAGTACGAGAAGGAGTATATGTTCCTGCACAGAAACTGCAGGACCGTAAAAACGGACCGTCTAAAAAAGAGATGCTCAACACTCTTGAGTCTCTCATCGGTTTTGATACTACAGGTTTTAGTGGGTCTACCAAAGAGGCACTGTCTTCACTGATTGTGTACTTAAAGACCCACGACTCTTCACAAGCTTAGGTTTGTGAATTGGTAAGGTTGTTGAAGAACGCTTAGCGCATAGCTCTAGAGCAGCGAGAGCGTGTGAACAATCACGTAAAAGTGCGGAGTGGGGTGGGGCAGCTTTTACAACTACTCTCCAGACCTAACGAATGTTAGGTACGAGGGGCCTGTTAACAGTAACCAGGTAAACAAAAAAACTGTTGTAGGTTGCTAAACGTGCCTAGCACAAAATCGTTTAGGAGACTTGGCTACTCTCTGAGTAAGACCTGACGTGCAGCAGGCACAGCCAGTAAAGGTGTGGGTAATTATTACTCACACCTTTATTTTTCTCTTGCTCAGATCTATTTTTTATGGTAAGGTATATTGTAATCAGGAGAGCACATGTATACCGTTCGAGAACTGTTCAAAGATGTTTACCAAGTCTCTAATTTTGATAGTGACTATCGTGAACCGATTGCGACTTATCGAGTAGCTGGCAAACGCTGTTCGTGTCCAGCACGTAACCCTTGTAAGCATCAAGATATCATTCGAACTTTCAAGGAACTTGAATCGGGGGCTTGGGGATTTGAGTTTGTCGGAAAGCAAGTTCAGCCACTCTCCTTGCAGATGTTTGAGGTAATTTAATGCTTGACAAATTTAAACAAGGCAACTATAATATATCAATAGGTGATAGTTGGTTTTTACCTGCACTAACACTGCTGTTTATCTACTTAAAACTGACTGGAGAAATTGCGTGGAGCTGGTGGTGGGTACTTGCACCCTCGTGGATACCTGCTTTGATAAGTTTTACTATTGCTTTCGTGATTGCTTTTGTAATTGCCGTAAAGAAATAGCTTCCGTAGCTCAGCAGGATAGAGCAACCGCCTTCTAAGTGGTGTGTCGCAGGTTCAAGTCCTGCCGGGAGCGCCAAACATATGGAGAACAACGTGAAAAAATGGCCTGCAGTATACTACGCTAGTCAAAAAGACTGTGATAATCCTAAACTGCGAAGATGTAATCCCAAGATGGCTAAACGTGCAGGAGTGTATGGTTGGCGTAAATGGGATGCCAATAAGTAAAATATATATCGGAGTGTAGCTCAGGTGGTAGAGCGCTCGGTTTGGGTCCGAGAGGTTTCGCGAGTTCGAGTCCCGCCACTCCGACCAATTACAACTTATTGCCTCCTTGGTGGAATTGGTAGACGCGGCGGACTTAAAATCCGCTTCTTTTGGGAGTGCCGGTTCGAGTCCGGCAGGAGGCACCAAAATTCGGTCCTGTAGTTTAGTGGTAAAACACCCGGCTTATACTCGGCATTGTCTCCAGATTAGAGAGCGTCGCAGGTTCGAATCCTGCCAGGACTACCAAAAATATTTCTAAAAAGGATTGTGAGTAACATGTCAAGTTTAGAATATGCCGAAATTGCTGGGTTGCAACTTGCCCTACAGCATTTGAAAAGTCTTAAAAATCCTACTGACGATGAACTGTCAGTGATGCGTTGGATTCCAGATAGAATCTACGAGCTAAAAAAGAACTCCGGGTCTGTAGCATAATGGTTAATGCGGAGCGCTCATAACGCTTTGATTGGGGGTTCAAATCCCTCCGGACCTACCAGCCCCTGAAGCATTGCTGGCGATGCAACGGATTTGTAACCCGAAGATAGTGAGTTCGACTCTCGCCGGGGGCACCATTCTTTTAATTTTTTTATTGACTTTCTATAAGTCTCATGCTAAGATAATCTAGATGCAGAATAGTGGTATTTCTAAGCTATACCAAAACCCATCATCATATAACCCAGCAACTATTATTGTGCTAGGAGTTGCTAGAGGTGGGACTAGTATGGTAGCTAAAAGTCTACACCTAGCCTGTGTTCAGATGAACGCTACTACTGTTACCTATGAAGATATCTCACTTGGTGAAGCGATAGAAACGCAAAATACTCCTCTCGTAGAACAGCTAATTTCAGAACGAAACAGTGCTCACAGCGTTTGGGGTATCAAGCGTCCTAATATGTTAGATACCCTACCTCAGTATCTCCACTTGTTTAGAAATCCTATCTGTGTCACTGTTTTTAGAGATATACTTTCCACTGCCAAACGAAATGAAATTTCT